TCTGTGCATCGGCAGTCGGTGACGCTAAAACGTATTGTTATGCACGCACTACGCTCAATGACCTAATTACCGCTGCAAATCTATCTAGAGCTGATGGTTCGCTATCTGAATCATCACATAATGAGTTTTTGGCTGAAGCTAGGCGTATCGATAAGGCGTTAGATGCTGCTGAGATAGTGATGGGTGTAAATGGTGATCCGGTTGAGTTTCTAACGACTGCGAAAACATTGCTATTGGAGCTTCAGTAATGGAAAAAGAGCTGATCAAATTAGGTTTAAACGTACTGAATCTCATCATTGCTCAAGCTGCAAATAACCCAGAGCGATGGGCTGTTGTGGCTGACAAGGTTGAATCGGGACGGCCATTAACGATTGAAGATTTAGGCTTTCTTAGCGATGAAACCGATGCGCTTTTAGATGCAGGGGAGCGGATGTGAAACCCAGTAATCTGACTCTCATACAGATAATTCTTAGCGCAGGGGTAACGATTGCATTAGGTGGTATGGCTTACGGGTCATTAGCCAGCGATCAAAAGTCATTATCTAAAAAAGTGGATAAGGACCAGCTAGAAATTAAGTTGATTCGAGGCGATGTTAATAATTTAAAAACTGATGTTGCTGTTATCAAAGTTCAAGTTAAGAGTGTTGATGAGCGCGGAAAGCGTATAGAAGAGGCTGTCAACAAGATTTTAATGAGGACGCCAGTCGCAGCGTCGGAGAGATAGAGTGCATTTTAATTGCCATCATCGACACATTAGAAGAATGCGATGAGCTTTGACGATTACAACAGAAGCCCTGAGAAGCGGGTTTTCCAAAAAACATTAATGACCAAAAAATATATAGAGGGCTCTCATGAAGAGGTTGATCTTATTAAAGCTAACAGCCGTTTTGGCGCTGTGCATGTCGGTACAGGTAAGCGCAGCGACAGTTGTGCTCGAGGCGGGTTATCTAAACGAGACAGTACCGGCGGGTGATTACACATTTATTGTTGATGGTGTAGCTGTAGGCAATGGCGTTATTACTCAAACAATGAGAGCGATATTACTCAATCAAGGTGCGGGCAATTACACAGCGGTAATTTCACTTTGTAATGATGCTTGGTGTTCTGAAAAAGAAGCCAGCTATACAGTGCCAGACGTTCCTAATGTTGACGAGATTACACTAACGATTACAGTGAGTAGAGACTAATGCTCAATCGTTTAAATCCGTTCAATTTTATAAACGACCTCGTATACACCGCAGATGATTCGTATATCTACGGTAAATCAACTGAACAAATAGCTGGTCGCTGGTTGTTATCTGAAATAAACGCTGGTCAAGTAGCGGCAGACAGCAACGGTTATGATTTCGGCGCAGGCAATGCGATTACTGGCTGTTGGACGGTGGCTTCGGGTCGGAAGTTTTATTTAGTAGAAGTATCGGCAACAAATCAATACAGTTTGTGGCGCTCAAATTTCACTGATGATGCAAGCTGGGCAGCGGGTTCGTTTACTAAAATCCTTGATTTTGGTGATGATGCAGGATCACCAATCACCGATGTTTATGTGTTATCAGACGGATTTGTAGAAGTCGAGATTGACGGCGTTAAAAGCATTCTTATTTATGAGTACAACGTCAACGGAAGCCGCACCCTCGGTGGCGCTAATGATCCAGTTCGTATATTACAATCTACAGATGATGGTGCGACATTCTCGCCGCTTATTACATTCAATTTGACGGGTCATCAGGTTAAGCATGGCCACGTCGTAGCTCAGAACCCTGTAACAAAAGAAATAGTGTTCGGTGCTGGCGATTCTGGCGGTGTTGGAACTGCTGACACAGGGCAGTCTTTGATCGTTTGGGATGGAGTAAGTGCATTCCCTGCCAACAATACACTTCCTGTTGATTTTGATGCGCTTGATGGCTTTAATTCAGTTGCTGACGTGACTGAGTCACGCACTGTTTCGATATTGTTTGACGATGAGGGGTTTATGTACACCGGCACGGATGCAAATGCCTCTGCTGCAGAAGGTGGGATCTGGCGTTGGGCGAACAACCTTTCGTCGAGATATCAAGTCGATAATCAAGAAGCCCAATTTTCTAATCACACGATGTGGTACGCAGCTCAGCACAATGGCACTCATTATTGGTTAGATGATGTTAGCTCTACAACTATTGCTGCCGACGGTCATTTTAATATCTATGCAAGTGACACTCCAGCCAGTGCAGGTAGTTATCGAATCATTGGTCGTATGACGTGTGAAGATGCGGGCGGCGGGTTTGCTTTAAACGGTTCACCTTCGGCTGTATTTTTCGCAGGTAACAAATTAGTTATCAGTTCAAGCCAGCTTGCGGGTAAAAGCTACAATCAAACCGCTGTGATTGAAATAACATCTGAGCGCTGGAAGGATCAAATCGATATCGTTGCACCTGCCGTTTATGTTGATCCGATTAACGGAAGCAACTCCAATACAGGTTGGTATCCTGGTGATGCATGGTTGACATTGCGTAAAGCGTTGACTTCGTCTGAGATTTCTCACGGAACATCTGTACATATTACAAGCGATGGAAGTGACGCGTCATTTATAAATATGGATTGGAGTGCCTACTCTACAGCGGGCGCAGGAAACGGCCCTGTTAACGCTCCGGTTCAATTACGCGGAAAGGGTCGAGCTAACACATCGTTCGTCGTGACGAACAACGGCAATACTCTTTATTTCGGGCAGGCCAATCATTCATTAGAAACGTATGACATAAGAATACGAAACACTACTGCAACCAATAATGAGATATTTAATCTAGTAGCAGCAGACTGTTCTGTAAAGACGCATGACTCATGGCTTGGTGATTTAACTAAGCCATCTAGAATGTACAGAGCAAATTCGGGATCGAATTGTACAGCTACTGCTGTTAGAACGTTGCACCAGGGTTCCGATGCTCGAATAGCTATTCAGAAAGGCGGCTCAGTAACGGGTTATACATTTAGAGCAGAAGCATCTATTTTTGACGGGTTCGATAACATATCTCTCGCGGAAGGTGATAGCGATTTTTCTTTTTATAATTGCTCGGCATTAAACTGGAAAGCTACAAGAGATGGTTTTGATGAAGGGTCATCTTTAACAGTAGCAGTTCGCTATAAGAACAATGCTCTTTACCAAGCTGCTTCAGGTGTATCGATTAATGTACAGAACGGAGTGCGTCCAACTATAGGTACAGAGTGTGATTTCAATATAGCTAATACAGCTACTGTACCAGCAGGCTATGAAGGAGCAAATGGCAGCATTGAGGACCCTATGTTAAATCTCACAACATATGCGCCACTTGCTAATTCTCCCTGCATTGGCGCAGGCCAAAACGTAGGTGTTACATACGACTATAACGGCAATCTGTTTAGATCATCTAACCCTAGCGTTGGTGCTATTGAAGCTAACCCTATGCCGTTCCCCCCCTCCGCATCTGGCGGCTCAAACAAAAACATTATAAGTAGAAATATTCTCTCGAGGTAATTATGAAAACAACAGTTATCACACTCACCGATGCAAACCCAGCTCAGCGCTTAGCTGTTGAAGGCCCGCATCGTATTGATATAGCAGGCGCATTCGGTGGAGGCACAGTCACACCTTACTCATACACAAAAGAGGCAGGTCGAGGCGCTCAATTAGTACTTGATGGAGCAGCGTATTCAACTACAGCAACAGATTACTATCGATCAGAATCACCGTTTACTGACTATGTGTTAACCGGCGCAACAGGTGCCTCAGTGCAAATCATTGCAACACCCATCGTATCTTCGGTTAGAAGCGCGTGAGTGAAAAACTCACTCCAAAGCAGGCTTTATTCTGCAAAGAGTATCTCGTTGACCGCAACGGAACGCAGGCCGCTATACGTGCGGGTTACGCAGAAGATTCAGCTAGCGTAGAAGGTAGCCGACTGCTAACAAATGCTAAGGTGGCTGAGCGCATCCAGAAAGGCATGGATGCAAGGGCTATATCGGTCGGCATAGACGCTGAGATGGTGCTGGCTGAACTTTGTAAGCTTGCCACGTATAACGTACAGGATTTCATAGTTGAAGGCACAGACGGTCTGAGGACGATCAGTGACCTTGACCGAGATCATGCTGCTGCAATCACAGAGATAACGACCCGCAGAATTGCAGGGAAGGACGGGGATGACGACACGGTTATCGAGACCAAGGTTAAGCTGGCAGACAAGGGCCAGAACTTAGAGCGCATAGGTAAGCACCTTAAGCTGTTTACTGATAGAACAGAAGTGAGTGGCCATAACGGTGGCCCTATCGATTGGAACTTACAGCCGGTAAAGAGTGGCGACAGTACAGATAGCTGAGAAGCTATTACCAATACTCACTAAGCCAAAACGATTAAAGATTGCAGTGGGCGGCCGTGGAGGCTCGAAGTCCATTGGCTTTGCTGATGCATTCTTAAAGAAGTG